GGCATATTTTTGCTGATGGTCTCGGCTGCCTTGTCCGTCACCCGCCAGCCTTCCAGCGCCCGCTGCACCTCGGCCTCTCGCTGAGTCTTCGGCGCTTCCGGCCGGAGACCCAGAGTCTCCCGCAGCGGGGCGTTCTCGTAGCCGTCGGTTTCAGCTGCGGCGGCAGCCGCTTCACGCACGTTGTCCGGCGCAGCCGTTTCCGGCATGGCATCGCCGGTTTCTGCGGAAGTGTCCTGTACTGTCTGCGGCACACTCGCAGCTTCGCTGGGCAGCTCTGCACTCTGTACAGCAGGCGCAGCTTCGCTTTTCACGTTCTGCTGCGCTGCAATATCCCGCAGCATTCGGCGGGTCGTGCCCGCAGTGTCAGGCAGCGTCACGCCGTAAGCCTGCTCAAAAGCCGCACGGTTTTCCCGGTTCTCGGCGTTCGGTGTAAACAGTCCGATGGTCTTGCCCGTCAGGCTGTCGCTCGCCGCCACTTCGGCAAACTGCCGCACCGCCGGGTTTTCCGACTGCACAGCAGCCTCGTTTACGCTGCTGTTTACTCCTTCCGTCTGCGCCCGCGGCGCATCCGCCCGCTGCATACTTTCAGTGGAGCTCCGCTCTCGCGCGGCGTCAGCCGACGGGAACAGTGAGAGGTTTTCTTCCCGCCCGCTGATGTTTTCAGTGGCCGCAGGTGCAGCCTGGCTGAGAGGTTCTCCCCCTGCCAGCGCTCTATCAGCAGATCTATCCGCAGCCGGCTGAGATGGCTCCGCCGCCCGGGCCTCCCACTCCTTCTGCCGGGCAGCGGCCCGCTTCATCCGGTCCATCTGGTCATAATGCTCTGTCTGTCCCAGCAGGCTTGCGTCTCCTCCGTTCAGCTTTGCCAGCCCCGAGCCCACAGCGCCGCCCAACGCGCCGGACGCGCCGCCGGAAAGTCCGCTTTCCAGCGCGGTGAGGAAGGTGTCTTTGCTGAAGAGGTTCTTCGCCGCCTCGCTGTCCCCCAGCGCAGCGTCAATGGCCATGTCCGCATAGGTCTCCGCAAAGGCCTGCATCGAGTTGTCGATGCCGCCCGAGATGGCCGCAGCCACCGCCGGGTAGCGCTGCGCCAGCTCCGAGCTGCCCGCCAGCCCCTGCACCCAGTCCGCGATCTGTCCTGCCAGTGTGTCCTTCGCGTAGTCCGAGCCCATGGTCTTTGCAAGGTCAGCCGCGCCCACCGAGTTGATGGCCCACCCTGCGCCGAACTTGGCGAGGCCGCCGCCCAATGCCTTACCCGCACTCTCGCCCTTCTCCGCGCTCTGGCCCATGGCCTCTGCCGCTCCCTGTGCGCTCAGGACGGGCAGCACTGCCGCCGGGTTCACGCCCGCCACAGCCAGGTTCTCCGCTGCGCTGGTCACGGCCCCCGCCACGGCCCGCTGGGTCGGGCTCAGGCCGCTCTGGGCCGCAGCCGTCAGCTTCTGCCCGCGGTCATAGAGCTGGTAGCCCACGCTCTGGTTCTTGTCGATGCCGTCGCTCACTTCCAGCCCCGCCAGCTTCTGGCGCATCTCCCGGATCTCCTTGGAGTTGTACCCCATCGAGATCAGCTCCCGGTTCCGGCTCTCCGGCCATGTGGGGTTATAATCCATGTCCACGTCGGTCAAAAGGTCGAAAAGACTCTGGGCGTGTTCGTCGCCCTTTACCTCCTGCTCCACCTGTTTCCAGTTCTTCAGGGTGGCGTCGATGTTCTTTCCCGCCTGTACGCCGTACTCCGCGCCCAGCACCGGGGCAGCGGCCACCGTGTCTCCGATGCCGCCGATGGTGTTCGCCGCCCGGCGCGCATACCGCTTCCATGTGGGGATGGCGTCCAGCGCAGCGTTCATCTTCCGGGCCTCGTCGATCTGCGCCTGCGTCCAGCCGCCCTTTTGGATCAGGTCGGCGTCCGTGTACGCGCCGTGGGTGTTGTCCACCCGGCGCACCGCGTCGGCCAGATTCTTGTTGTCCCCGGTGTCCAGCCACTGGTTGATGCGGTCAAACTCGTCCGGTACGCTGTCCTTGGCAAAGCTGGCTCTCAGCTCCTGCGCCGGGCCGCTGCCGTAGGCCGTCGCCCCGCTGCCCACGTTCTCCAGCACGTTCCCGCTCTTCGCAGGTACGCCCCATTTCTGCCCCATGTCCAGCGCCATTTCAGTGGGGCTTCCTTTGAGAATGGCTCCCCTGACAGGGGAGCTCCGTTCTCGCGCGGCGTCAGCCGACGGGAACGGTGAGAGGTTTTCTTTCCGCCCGCTGCGCGCCTGAGAGGGCTCGTTCCTCGCATCCACCTCCCCCATGTCGCTTATGTGCCGCTCGGTGTACTGCTGCAGGGCATCTGCATAGATGTTGCTTTTGGGCAGCACTGTGCTCGATGCAGTGGACGGATTCGGCGTCTTGGTGCGGACAGCTCTCACCTTTTCCGCCGTCCACCCAGAGCTTTCTGCCGCCTTCGATGGGTTGCTTTCTCTCATTTCCTTAACTTTTTCCGCTGTCCATGCCATCAGCCCTTCACCCCCGCCTTCTCAAGCGCTCTTGCGATTTCTTCATCGCTGTACCCGTTCTGGTTCATATTGTTCATGATAGCCCACGCGCTATAACCTTTTTTCGCATAGTTCTTTGCCAGCATTGCCGCCATATCTACGCCGCCGCTCTGGCTTGCGCTCTGGACGTTCGCAGTATCCGCATTGAGCCACCCATTATCCGTTAAGGTCTGCTTGTAAAAATCGTACAGCGGCTCATTTCCCTTCATAGAGGAAAATGTCTTTGCCATACTTTGCAGCTGACTGTTCGTCCAGCTGCTCCCGCTGCCTTTCGTTCTGCTGCTCCTGCTGCCCGAAGAGCCGCCCGAGCTGCCTGCGCTCTTTGTTGCCAGCGCCGTTGCAAGCTGCCGTCCTGCGATCGTCCTGTAATTTCCCACAGAGTTCGGATCCAGGCCGTACAGTTCCAGCACCGCCCGTGCAGCCTCGTCGCTGCCGCCGCCTGCCAGCCCGGCTGCGGTCGTGAGCGCACCCGCCTTGTCTGCGCGGGTGATGGGTGCGCCGCTGTAATTGTCAAAAATGCCGGTGTCCAGACCATACCGGCCCAGCACGGCGTTCGCGGCATCGCCCGCCCCCTGCTGGTACAGGTTAAACGCCTGTTCGTAGGCATTCAGTGCATCGCTCTGGCCGGTGCGCTCTTTGTTGTACTCCCACTGTTCCCGGGCAAATTCGTTCTCCCACTGCTGCTGGGTGTAGCCCTTGTAGGTGTCGTAGGCCGTCAGACCGGCTCTGCCCACACTCTTCGCCATTTCCCACAGGTTCGAGAGGAAATCGCTCTTCTCCTGCGCCGCCTGGTCTGCCCGGCTCTTCTTGTAGTCCCGCCAGTCCTGTGCATTGGCCACGGCTCCCTGATGCTCCGCCGCCTCGAGACTGTCCTGATTCTGCAGCGCACTCAGCAGCCCCGAGAGGCCGTTCTGCTTCAGCTGGTACAGAGTCAGGGCCTTGTCCCGCAGCCCGGCCAGCCCGCTGTCCACGTTGGCCATGGCCTGCTGGTAGCCCTGCTGGGCCACACTGTTTGCGTAGCTTGAGCCGTACCCGCCGCTCAGCGCGGCAGCGCCCGCAGCGGCGTTCTCAGCCGCCGCCCTGGCATTCGCCTGCGCGCCCGCGCGGTACTGCCGGTAGAGTTCGCTGTCCGTGCCTACGTCATAGCCTGCATTGCTGGCTGCGCCCATGCTGTCCAGCGCCTCATTGATCCGGTCGGTATAGTTACTCTGGTATGCCCCCGGCATCGCGTTCTCCGCGTCCTTCTGCGCCGCCTGCGCGTCCCTGTATCTCTTGAATACGCCCATCTTTAACTCCTCTCTTGACAAATACGTAAAATACGTATATATTATAATTACAGATTCGGAGGTGCATCTTCATGCCAATGACCCCCAAAGAGATCGTTCGCCTGCTCGAACAGAACGGTTTCGTGTTCGTCAGCTCCAACGGTTCTCATCGCAAATACCACAATCCCACCACCGGCAAGACCACTATCGTCCCTTTCCACGCCAAAGACCTCAAACCCGGCACAGAGAAAAATATCCTCAAACTGGCCGGTCTGAAGAAATAAGGAGGCATTTCTATGAACGCTGTTTTCTATCCCGCGGTGTTCCACCCCGAAGAAACGGGTTATTCTGTCACCGTCCCCGACATCGAGGGCTGCTTTACGCAGGGCGATACGATGGATGAGGCTGTGCGGATGGCACAGGATGCCATCGGCCTGATGCTGGAAGAGTGCGCTGTCTGCCCCACTCCTTCCGTTCCTTCCTCTCTTCCGGTGGAGGCCGGAGACTTTGTGGTCATGGTCCCCTTTGATATGGCTGCTTACCAAAAGCAGTTCCGCCCTGTTAAAAAGACCCTCTCCGTCCCCGCTTGGCTCAATGATGCAGCCGAGGCCGCACACATCAACTTCTCCGGCGTTCTTCAGGACGCCTTGAAGGAAAAGCTCCATCTTGCATAAATCCCTAAGCGCTCAGCCCTTTCCGGGCAGGGCGTTTTTCTTACAGGAAAAGAAGGGGCAGCAGGGTCGCTCCCACGCTCACTACGGTGTTCCAAAATCCCGAGCGCCGGTTCTTCTTTGCCTGTGCCTCGCTGGCCGCCTGATTGTACACGCTCTGATAGTAGTTGCGCTGGTTCTCCCAGTTCTGGTAGTTGGTCTGGTATTTCTCGTAGTCCTGCGCCTCGGCCTGCTGGTATCCGCTCAGCTGGCTCTGCAGGTCGCTCTTTTTCTGGGTGTACTGGTTCAGTGCCTGGCTGTACAGCCCGTTCGTGGCATTGCTCAAGCCTGCCATAGCATTCTGGTAGGCGCTCTGGCCTGCCTGTGTGCCATAGCTCGAGCCGTACCCGCCCGAGATGGCGCTGGCGTTGGCCTGCGCGTTCTCGTTGGCCAGCTTTGCCTGTCGGGTGTAGCTGTTCTTGTACTGCTCGTAGGCCGCATCCCGGGTGGGGTCATAGCTGAAATCCTTCATCCCGTCCAGCTGACCCATCACGCCATCTATCCTGTCTTTGTATTTGCTGGTGTAGTCTTCCGGCTTCTTCGCCTCCCACTCCTCCAGCTGCGCTCTTGCGTTGCTCAAATTACTCATTTCAGCTTCTCCTGTAAGTCCCCCGAGAGATTCTCGGTGTCAATGTTGCTCAAAATATATTCCAGCTGCTCCTGCATCTGGTACAGATAATTCCTCAGCTCCCGGGCGCTGTCCGCGTCCAGTTTTTCCAGCCTCGGCATGGAGATCTTCGAAAGCCCTACGATACTAGCCATGTCTCGGTACACCTCCGTTCACTCTTCCACCCTCGCTGCTGCTCAGCGTCATGGCGATGCTCCTCACTGCGATCTGCCCTTTTCCGGTCAGGCGCAGCCGCATGGTGTCGTGACGGGTCGGGACGAAGGGCAGGTTCACTCTCACACGCTTCCCTGCGGTGTCCACCCGGCCCATCTCCTGCCACTCGCCGCCGTCGAAGCTGGCCCAGAGCGTCACCACAGTCCGCTCCATCGCGTCCAGCCGCACCGTCACCCGGCTGCAATACTTGTCGTCCGGGCTCCCGATTCCGATGTCACCGGTCACAGCCTCGTATTCCACCGTGTCCTCTTCGCCACTGGCCTCCCGGCTTCCGTCTGCGGCCCAGATGGCCTCTTTGTCCCAGAGATAGAGCTGTCGCCCGGTGCTGCACATGGCCCAGCCGGTGGCGTCTTCCTCGTGCCAAAGCCCTTTCTCAGTGTCGTATACCAGCAGCCGCTGCCCGCCGGAGCTTTCGGTGTGCAGATAGTACCGGCCCACCAGCCCGCCGGCGGCGGCTCTCGTCACATGGCTGAGGCGTTCTTCGTCCAGCGAGGCCGACACCTTGGTGGGCAGGCTGCCGTCCCACGCCATGACGCCGTCCATCGAGAGGTAGTACAGCGTCTCGTTGATGACGCAGAGACTCTGGTGCGCACCTTTGGCCACGCCCGAACACTGGATGCTGCTCATCTGGTAGTCGCTGGGCTTGGTGCCGTACAGCTTGTGCAGACCGTTCTCCTTGAAGAAAAGCACGTATCCCATGCAGGTAGCCGCACCGGTAAAGGCCCCGTCGCTGCCCACAGTCACGGCGTAGCTGTCCGCTGCCGTTCCCCGGTAGGAGAACCAGTTGGTGGCGTCGCCCAGCTTGCAGGCATAGATGACGTTTTCGGTGCTCGAGCAGCCCCATACACGGTTGTTGTGCTCCGTCAGCCAGTCGAGATCCGGCACCCGCCGCTGGGCCGTCACGTCCGGGAAAGGCCCGTCGAAGGTCTGGGTGGTCTTGCCGTCCATGGCCGTCCACACCACGCTCTGGCCTGTCACCACGCAGGTGCCGTAGTACAAAACGCTCTCGATGTCCGGCGCGATGGAGAGGATGACCGAGTCTCCGGCCACGTCGTCCACCACTACGTCCCCGCTGAAATCAGAAGAGTAAGCATTCTTCACCACAGACGGGATGCCCGTCAGCGTCACAGTGTCCCCGGCTTTGAAAGCTTCGCCCAGCCCCTTGCAGGTCACGCGGCAGTAATTCAGTAGGATGTTCTGCCAGCCGCCCGCCGTGCTGTAAAGCTTCAGGGCGTCGCGGTAGCTCCACGGGGCGTCTTCGGCCTGTTTGAGCCAGACATCGCCGTTCTCCGGGCTTTCCGGTTCGGTCGCACCGAACAGATTCGGCGTGTACACTACACCGGCAGCATCGCAGGGGGTCACGGTCAGGCTCACTCCGCCCTGCTGCCAGCTGGACCCCAGCGCACTCAGCGTTCCGCTCACAGTATCAAAGGACATCTTGTCCGGCCAGATGAGCACCTTGGTCCCCATACCCACCAGTCTCTTCTCGTCGTTGGTTAGAGCGTCCTTCAGCTCCACAGTGGCGCTGCCGTCATCCGGGGCGTAACGCAGGGTCGTGCCTTCCACGGTCACAAGACCGTTCAGATGGTACATCCCGTTCAGCCCGGCTGCTTCCCGCACCTTCCGCCGGGGCTTGCGGGTCTCGAGTGCCGGGTATCCTCGTGAAGAAAAGTTTTTCTCTTCGCTCAGCTCTGCCTCGCTGCACGCATATCCCTCATTCAGCCCGCCGAATACCCGCAGCAGCTGCCGCTGGCTGTTTATCTGGTTCAGATTCGTCACGTCATCAGCCTCCCGCCGCCTGCCGGCATATAGTTCCGCCTCACCCACACCGCAAACTCCTGCACATAACTCGTGTAGAGCTGCAGCTCATTCGCCGCCCGGGCCGTCTCGCCCAGTGCAAGGTCCATCTGCGCAGCCAGCCAGTGCGGATAAAGTGCTTCTGCCGCACAGCAGGCCAGCAGCGGGGTGTCATATTCCAGCCCGTCGTTCCACAGAATATCCGCGCCCTTGTCCTCAAAGTCGCCGCCGGTCTGGCTGCGCTCCACGATGTTCCGGCGCATCCCGCTGTCTGCCTGCCGCAGCCATAGCTGCTTCAACTGGTTCTCAAAATGATTGTTCGGCCTCAGCTCATCCGCCATCTTTATCGCTTCGCCTGCTGTCATAAAAAACCTCCAAAACAAAATCCCCCGGCGCAGCAAGCGCCTGCAAGCTGTACCGGGGGAAATATCAAATGGTCATCATCTGGGTTCCGGCCGCCGCCTGCATGGCCTGACTCTTCCGGGCCGCTTCGGCGTCCTGTTTGATGCTGTGTTCCAGCACCTCGGCCACAGCCTTCGGCACCTTCACGTCCATGCCGCGCTGGATGAGGTAGCTGTCGCCGTTGACGCCCACGAACACCGGTGCCGAATAGCGGTCGTCATCCTTGAACAGGTGGATAGTCACCATGCCGTCGTCCTTTTCTTCGGTCGCTGCCTCGACCTTCTCCACAGTCTCCACCGCGTTCTCCACGGCATCCGCCGCAGCAGTCTCTTTCTTAGTCGCCATAGTATTTCCTCCTTAGTTTGCCTTCGCCTTCGCGCTGTACTTCGGGCTGATGCTCTCGATGCGGACCATGTACTGCTCACACAGACGTTCCGCAGTCTTGATGGCCTTCCAGCCCACGGATGCGCGCTGGTTCAGCGGGTCTTCGCCCGCACCCAGCTGCTTGACGATGTGCTGCAGGCCGCCGCCCTCCACCTCGGTCACAGCGTAGGCATGAGCTGCCAGCACCAGAGTGCCAAACACGGCCAGACCACTCGGGCAGCCGCTGCCGGTCCAGATCTTCGCCTCGCTGGTCTCGATGAAGCGCACACCGGCCAGCTTGCCGATCTCGCCGTTGTAGATGTTCTCAGGGGCAGCATACTTGTGGACGTCGATCCACTCCGGGTTGCGGCGCAGATCATAGGCCACATAGGGGTGGACGATAGCCACGTAGCTCTCGCCGATGGCGTCGGCATTCTGGGCTTTCAGGGCAGTGGCCGCCTGGTCGATGAGGTCGGGCGTCAGCACACTGGCGGTGGTCAGATTGGCGCGGCTGGTCACGGCGGTGTCGCCAGCCGGCGCGTAGATGACGTTGGTGCCGCCTGCCAGCACCTCGCGGGTCACGGTGTCCAGCGTGCGGCCCGCCTGGGACGCCAGTACCTTGGTCGCCTGGGTGATGTTGTTGTCGATGGCGGTCAGCTGCAGCACGTCGGTGATGGCTGCCCAGCCGCCGTACTGCTTCACGGTGGCGGTCATGGGGGTGACGGTCAGGGCCTGAGCATTGGGGGTCACGCCCTCGGTCAGCGGCTCGGTGGCCTTGGGCAGGCTCTCGTACTTGCGGAACTCGATGGTCTTGCCGTTGTTGGCCGGGATGGGATACTTGTCGCCAAACTGGTCATGCACCAGCAGCGGCTCTGCCTGGTCCAGCAGACGCTTCTCGTAGTAGGTCTTCATTTCGGCGCTCATGCCAGTCGCACCGGTGTGGTTTGCAGGCTGTGCAAACAGCTGCAGATTCATGTGGATTTTCATTTGTGTTCTCCTTTCGTGTCTTGCTTTATTGAGAGCTGCCATTTCCTTTGAGAAAGGCTCTCCTTTCCAGGAGAGCTGCTCTGCAGCGCCGCCGTCAGGCGAACTGCAAAGCTGAGAGGTTTTCTTCCGGGCAGCGGCAGCTTCCGGTTAAAAAGTGATGATCTGCCCCCGCATGGCCCGGCGTTCCAGCTCTTCGCACTGGGCAGGCGTCAGCTTGGAGACGTCGGTCTTCAGCACCGCCGCACCGCCGGGGTTCGTGCCGTTCTCGCTGGGCCGTGCGCCCCGCTGGCGGATACGCTCCACCACGCCGCTCTCCGTCTTCTTGGCGGTCTCAGCAGTCTTCCGGGCCATGATGTCGTCAAAGTAGCGGGCCTTGTAGGCGTCCTCCATCTTCACGCCCAGCTTGAGCATCTGGGCAAAGTCCGGGTCAGCCAGCGCCGTCTTGATGTCGAAGTCCGGGTCTTCAGCCCGGATGCGCTCCACGGCGGCGTCCCACTCCTGCTGGATGGCTTCCATCTTGGCGGCTTCCGCCCGCTGCTGCTCGGCGGCACGGTGCTTGGCGTTCTCGCTTTCCAGCGCGTCCATCTCCTTGGCCAGCTGGACGCTGATGCCCTTCTTCATGGCCATGTCTTCGTAGTAGGCGTCGTCCTTCACGACGCCGCCCTCCACCGCAGCGGCCAGTGCCTCGTAGTCGCCGGGAGCAGTACCGTACTTCTGGCCCAAAGCGTTCAGGATACGCCCCACCGGCCCCTGCTCGTTCAGGATGCTGTCGTAGGCTTTCTGGGTGGCCTGCACGATCATCTCGCCAAACTCCCGGTTGTACTCGCCCCTCATCAGTTCGCCAAACGCTTTCCGGTGCTTCTCCGGGTCGGTGCCGCTCTTGTCTGCCGCACCGTCCTGTTCCTCGCCTTCAGCAGCATCTTCCTCCGCGTCCGACTCTTCCGCCGGACTCAGCATCTCATCCACCTCAGCGGCAGCAGCCTCCCGGCCCTTGCTCTGGGCGGGGGCAGACGCCGCCTTTTCTGCCGCCGCAGGGGCGGCACCATCGCCGCCCTCCGCAAACAGCTGCAAATCGAAAGGCTCCCCCGGGTTGCGGCTCCCGGCGTCTGCTGCGCTCTGCTTGCATCCTGCCGGCCGCGGCCCCAACAGCTCCTCCCTGCTTCTGCCGCAGGCAGCGGTCGTCGCCGTTGCTGCAAACAGCTGCAAGTCCACCGCCGGGCTGCACTTGCAGCTTTTCTTGAAGTTCACATTCTCCGGGTACTGTTCGGCCAACAGGTCCAGACCGTCGGCCACAAGTTCGAACTTGTCCCGCATGAGGACGCTGTCGCCCGCCTCCACATTCACCACCGGGCCGTCCTTACCCTGATAGATGCAGCTCGAGGTGTGTTCGTCCTCCGCAGCGCTGTACGCCAGCGTCTGCATCAGGCAACTCACCGCAGCACATACGATGTCCTGTCCCGCCGGGGCATACCCCGCGTGGCCCTCGGCCCTCATCGTCAGCTTCCCGCCCTCCGGGTCTGTCACATAAATAATTTTGATCATGTTACCCTCCGCTCGTTCTTATGTCACTTATTCGGGTCATTGATGTTCATCGCCCTCTCGGCTGCCTTCGTGGCCAGCGGGTTCGTTCCGCCGCCCACCTGTCCGCCCAGAGAGTTCGTTACCGTCTTTGCGCTGGTCTCTCCACCGCCTCCGCCGCCGGTCATGGCAGCGGCAGCAGCACCGGCCTGTTCGCTCAGGTTCGAGCCGTTCTGCTGGTCGATGACAGCCGCCATCTGCTGGATCTGTGCCATTGCCTGCTGCAGCTGCTGGTACAGAGTGCCGTTCTGGGCCACCCGCTGACGCACCTTCTCGATGCCCTCGAAGTCCATCATGTCCAGACACGCCAGTGCGGCGTCCGCGTTGGCCGGAGCAAAGAATCCCAGCTGGTAGCATTCCTTTGCTGTCTCGTTCTGGCTAAGGCGGCTGAAGGTGCTCTTCTTTGCCGCGCTCACCGTGATGTCGAACACCGGCTCATGGGCACCCAGCTCCACGCCGCCCACGCTCTCCACCGGCTGCGGCCGCAGCATCTGGCCGGAAAATTCCCGGTACTCCGTACCGCCCTGCTGGCCGGTGATGCGGTAGACCCGCTCTTCGTCGTAGAACTGCCGCATCAAATCGATGATGAAATAGCATTCCTTTGCAAAGGAGCGGTAAGAGCTTTTCAGCATATCCCGGCTGAGCTTCGAGCCTGCTTCCTGCAGCGCCGCAATGGCCGAGGCCGCCGTCAGGCCGCTGGTCGCGCCGCCCTGGTTCACGTCCCGGTTTCCGCTGATCTCCTTCAGCTCTGCGACGCGGTTCTGCTGGTAAGCGATGGTGTTGGAGGGCAGCGGAGCGGTCTCCAGCTCCATGAAGCCCCGCTCATCCAGACGGCCCACCAGATGTACCACGTCTTTTGCCGTGTCCAGCAGCTCGTCTTCGTTCACGCCCGCCGTGTCCGAGACGAGGTATCGCTTCTTGGCCGCCGCCAGCGTGTTCTCGTCCATGGCCTGCGTCATCCGGTCGATGGCGTCCTGCGTGTCCTTCATCACGTCGATGTACCCAAAGCCCGCCGGGCTGTTCTCTTCCACAAAGAGCGGGTCGAACACGAAGGGATATTTTCCGTGGTCATAGAAACCGGTCTCGGCCATCTGCGGGTCATTCTCACTGGCGTAGAGCACCACACCGTTGCAGAACTTGCAGTAATGCACCACGGTCTGGCCGCCGGGCTTCTCCCGCTTGTAGTACCAGTCCACCACCACGCTCTTTTCGCTGGTGTCGATGTTCTGGTCACTGACGTACTGCCCCACGGTGATGCCGCTGCTGCCCGCCTTGCCCTCCAGCTGCGGCCACTTGGCCGTCAGGCGGTCGTTGTCGGCCAGTGCCAGCGAGAAGAAGTTGGCCGAGTCCTGGATGTCCTCCACGCCCGGCTCCCAGTAGAGCATCAGAAGGTCCATGCTCCGGATGGCGATGTCCCCAAGGCCCTCCCGCAGCGCCGGGTCCCAGAAAATGCCCTTGACGCCGGTACCCTGCTTGAGCTTACGCCACCAGGTGTCGCTGTACACGCTCTCGTAGTCCGCCTGTTCCAGCACCACCGGCAGAATGTCGGAGAGGAGCCTCGCCGTCTCCTCGTCGTCCTGCGCCCTCGGCAGCACGTTCGGCTCCGGGTAGTTGTCCATGGCGTCGGCGTGTTTGTTGGCGATGGAGTTGAACAGCCACCCCGTGCTGGGGGCGCGTTTGCCCTCCATCACCCGGTTGCCGTACTGTTTCCAGTGGCCCAGCTTGTACCATTCCTCGTTGTCGATGATCCGCTTGTCGAGACTGGCTTTGGCCGACTTGTACTTTTCGAGGATGGCCATCGCCTCGCTGATCTCCTTCTCGCCGATCGCCGGTTCACCATCCAGCACCCCGGCCAGACTCTCGCCGCCGGGGCTTTCATCTGCTGTCAGGTCAAGCTCTTTTTTACCAAATTCCATCCCATTTTCCTTTCCGCGTTCCTGTTCAAATCCTCATAAACCTCGTCTTGTCCTTTCTCGGGTCCATATCCAGCGGGTCGTCCAGCATGGGCGGCGGCTGGGTGTGCTTTGCGGCGCTGATGGGGTTCTCCATCAGCACATAGCGGCACTCATCGTAGATGTGGTCCTCCTGCGTGGTATCGATGTCCTCCACATTGCTCTCGTCATAGACGAGGTTCGGGATGGTGCGGATGAAGTGTTTGCAGGTGTTGAAGACCTGCAGCATCGGCCTTCCGTCTTCGCCGAAAGCCAGCCGATAGTGAAACTGCATCTTTCCCGCCAGACGGGTGTGGTCGCCGGGCATCCAGTGCAGAAAGTTCGGACTTTTCTCCTGC